GTCCACCATCCACGCCGTGATCGAGCCCGTGGGGGCGACAGCGTTCGGGCCGATGAACTGGAGATTGTTGCCAGTACGCGTCTGCCCGAAGGTGAAGGGCGGACCGATAAAGGGCATCGAATGCAGCGTGGCGTCCGTGAATACCAGTGTTTCGGTAGTCGTCTCGACAGCTTTCAGGAACACCGAGCCGCCGTCGAAACGCAGGCTGCCTGCCGTGTTGGTTGTGTCGGGCGTCCATTGCGCGATATTCTCGGACGTCGACCAGCGCGCCAGCAACGGATCGCGAGTGCTGCTATCGACAGGGTTGCAGCCGAACGCGAGGACGTGGCGGCTGTTGTCGCTGACCAGCACCTGCGCGGCGATGGACGGGCCGTTGCCGAGCGTCGTGATGTTGACGCCGCGCGCACCGACATTGAGGCTCATATCCTTGTAGTAGATGCCGCCGTTGCGCACGTTGAACAGCAGGTCCTCGCCGAAATTGTCCTCGGACCACAGGCGCAGCTGATCAGTCTCAACAAAGATGCTGGAACCTTCGCCCCAGCCGCCCGACCCCCACGAGCCTGTGCCCCAACCGTTACCCAGTGCGGTCGTGTCGAGGCCGACGTTTATCTGGTAACTGGCCTCGACGGCCGCGCCACCGCCCGCCGGATCGGTAGTGTCGGAGACGACCGGCAAGGTGACAGTGTAGACGTTGTCACTGACGATCGAGGCGATCTGGAACTCGGCATTGAGGACCGCCGCCGTAACGTTGCCGCCTATCGTCGTGGCGCCGGAGAAGGTTACGAAGTCGTTGAGCACCGCGCCGTTGGCGACGTCCGTCACCGTCATGACCGCGCTGCCGTTGGTAATGGCGAACGGGTCGTTGGCAAGCGTCACGACCCGCCGGATCGGCGTAATGTCGACTGGCAGGTTGCCCTGAATGATGTAGTACTTGAGGTTGGTCCCGGTGCCGTACCAGCGAGAACCGTTCAGCGTCGACCACGGAAACAGGCTGCGCTGCGTACCGAGCATCGGCGCGGCCGTGAACTTCTGCCATCCGCCGATGGAGTTCCACGTCCCAGTCTTTACCCGCGCAAGATTACAGTCATACCAACCTCCGGTATTACCGTAGTCGGTCGTCTCCCGGTTGATACCCGGTCGCAGCTGGATCTTGATCGGGTCGACCACGCGTCACTCTTTCACGAGGGCTCTCAGGTCTTCAATACTCGGCCCGGTAGCAGCCGTTAGTTTCTGTGCGGGCGTCATCTCGGGCGGGGGCTCCGGCGCGGCTATCAGGGCGTCTGCGGCAGCGTCTTCCTCTGCCGTGTACGGGCGTTCGGTTCGCTCGCCGGTCTGCACGTTGATCTCAATGTGGGTGCGCATGGGCTAGCTCGAGTACGCGATATTGACGGAACCGGCGTCGAAGGTGTTCGCGGTGATGATGGCGATACGGTCCAGTGTTGCCGAGAGAGACTTATTCCCGGCGCCGATGGTGCCGGGGGCCGTGCCGGAACCCGCGTCGTTTGTGCTCGTCACTGAAAAGCTCCAGGTGTTGGTCGAGGCGTTAACCAAGGTTGCCACGAGCGTAGCGTTCCAGACGGTGGCCGTGTTGGTGTAGTTGGCCAGCAGCGCCCCGGAACCAGCAGACCATGCCGTGTGCGAAATTGTAGGCGTGGTGTTGAAAGTTAAGGTGTTTCCGGTGTAGCCCGTGGTTTCCAGACCGCCGCTATCGCCAATCTGGACATATATCTGCCCAATGTTGTTGGTCGAACCACCCCGCCATGACAGGGTAATCTGCTTCACACCGGACGGGATCGAACTGAAAGTTATCGTGCTGCCCGACGTGGTGGCGGTGTCGGTGCCCAGAGTAAGGCCGCCGCTCGGTGTCTGCCACGTTGCCGCCGTCGAACTCGTCGCGGTCAGCACCTGCCCCGAAGATGGGGCCGTCGCGGCGGCCACGCCGACCACGGTAGTCGCCGAGCGCAGCGACGCGGCGACAGGGGTGACCACGCTCCACGACGCTGCCGACGTGCCAGAGGTCAGAATGCAAACGACCGTTGCGGAAGCACCCGGCGGTAGGATGGCGATAGCGTTCGAGCCAGACGAGTTGATCGTCACCGCGCCGGTCGAATTGTTGGTGATGTCGTACTGTTGCCCGAGCACCAGCGTGGACGTCACTGGCAACTGGCAGGTCTGAGTCGTCGATCCGGTGAAGAACTGCTTCTTGGCCGAGGTCACGGTCAGCGTGGTCGTTCCCGCTGCCGTGGCCGTCGTGGCGTAACCGTCGATGAACCCCGTCGGGGTGTTCGGGTTATTCGGTCCGACCGAGAATACGCGTGTCCGGGAGCCACTAATGAACACGTAGAAGTCCATCGCCGAAGATTCGGTGGTGGACGTTGGCGAGACGATCACGGCCTGGATCGAACCGTATTCCTGCGTATTACCCGCGCTGTCCTCGCCACTGAACAGCACCTGCCCCAGCACGTCATTAGCCGCCGGCGTGGCACTGTTCCGATAGAGGTCCATAATCGGACCCGCAGCAGCGCCCGCCTCGGTGGATACACCCTGGAAGGCGACAAACCCGGCGGACGACCCGGTAATCACCAGCGTCGAAGTCAGGCTCAAAGGCGAATAGAGCGTCGAACTCCACGATGCCGCCGATGTACCGGAAGTCAGGATGTTGGTGATCAGCGCCGACGTGCCGGCGCTGATCGTCTGGACGAGGTTGCCACCCGACGAATTGACCGTGAGGCTACCCGTTGAATTGTTGGTGATGAGGAACTGCGCACCGAGCGTCATGGTGGACGCGACCGGTAGCGTCACGGTCTGGGTGGTCGAACCGGTAAAGAACTGGTTGCGTGCCGAGCCGTAGGTCAGCGTCGTCGTGCCCGCTGCCGTGGCTGTCGTAGCATAGCCATAGCCAAATCCCGGCAGGCCGTCGACAACGTTCGTGCCGTCGCAATAGACCCAGCGCGCCGTGCCGGGCGCCACTTCGACGCCCGTACCGGCGGAAGTCTTCACCGTGACGATGAAACCGCCGGTGGTGCTGTTCTTGACGAGGTAGACCTTGTTGGCCGTCGGGACGACCATATTGCGGTTGGCCGTCATCGCGCCGGTCAGGTTGACCACGGCGTTGCGCGCCTGGTTCGACACGTAGTCGGTGTTGGTGAGCGTCAGGTTGGCAACGTCACCTTGCGCCACCGAGAGCACACCGGTGATCGCCTGCTCGAGCAGCGTGCCGAGGTTGGTGTTGGTGGTATCGCCCCACGTGCCCGACTGGTCGCCGGTCGCCATGAGCTCCAGTCGGAGCGAGGTGGAGGGAGTGCTTGCCATCAGATCCTCATATTACTCACGTCGCGACTGGCGTCCAGTTATCGATCGGGCCAACGTCCACCGGTACCCAGTTCCCCGGTACGTCGGGGTTTATCGGGTTCCAGATCAATATACTGCCTAGAACGCCTTGGGTAGATACTCCGTCGGGGAAGATGTTCGCCGTGCCGGTGACGTCGGTAATCGTGCCGAGTTCGGCAACGGCTTCTACGCTGGTCGGGTACGCGAACGCTTTTATTGACGCGTACGGATCGCCCAGTTCGGTCATAGCGAACACGCCGGTTACCGGAATGTTGGCCGCGCCAGTAACCAGCAGGGTACCGAGCGTCCCGGTCGTCGAGACGTTGGTCAGCGTGACGGGGGTGCTGAACGAGACGACAACCGATCCGAGCGTGCCCGTAGCCGACACGCCGGTAAGCGTGATGTTGCCTATGCCTGTAACGGTTATCGTGCCGAGCGTCGCGGTGGCGCTGACGCTCGTCAGGCTGACGGATTCGAATACGCCCGTGCCCCACGGGCCGGAGCCCCATGTCCCGCGGCCCCAGCCTGTCGTCGACATGGTGGACCTCTAGCGGTTAGACGAGCCGGATGATGGCGTTCGAGGCGTCAGCCGTGGGGAAGATGATCGTCAGGTCGCCTGCGGTAGCCGTCTTGTCGCTGCCGAAGTTGAAGACCCCGATGGCTTCGTCACTCACCGTGTCGTCGTATATAAGGCACCCGCTGGTCGTGATCGTGACGTTTGAAAACACCAGATCGGCAAAGTCCGTGAAAGCCGTCGTGCCGGAACTTGTCGGCGTGACGTTTGTCAACGCAGAGCCGCCCGCCACATAGTTTGTGCCGCTCGCCTCGTCAGCGCCCATGTCGCTGTAATTGGTCGTGGCGGCGCCAAACGACCCGACAATGCTGGCCTGCGCCCGGAAGAGCGCCAGCTTGAAAACATCCGCGCCGTTGCTGAAATCGTAGCTGCCCTTGAGCATCCCGACTTTCGCGCTGGTGCATAGCGCCTGAACAATCGCCATCTCAGAGGTCCTTCACAATTCTGGCGGCGTGCGTCTCGCCTGCGTTGTTGAGCACATTCCATATCGTTGTATTCTGGCTGCGCTGCGCCTGCTCGAAAGCGCGTAACAGAAGCTGCTCCAGCGCAGCCTTGGTAGCTTCGCTTTTCAGGCGTTCCAGTTCAGGCTGGTCAGGGCCGACGTAGATGATCTTGGGCAGGTACAGGCGCACGAGCTCTTCGGGGTTCAGCCCGCGGCCCGAGGTGACGATAGTCTCGACCGTGCCGAGGCGCGGTCCTGTGTCGACGGATAGCACTACGCCACCTCTGCCTTTCGCTTCTCACCCGAGCGGTACGTGTCCTTGCGGTCACGGCTCTCGCCGAGGTTCTTGAGGCCCTGCAGGCCCACGAGGAACTCCTGGCCGTAGTAGTCCGACATGTTGTCCACACCGCCGTTGCGCTTCATGTACGCCGAAGCCTGCACGAGAGTACCGTATAGCAGGCATTTATAGGCGTTAACAGAGAGCCACGTCCCGGTTGGCGCGTCCACCAGCGACTCTGGTTTGTAGAAGAAATTCAATTGGACTTCGTAGCTGGCGTCGGGGGTTGGGCCGATGATGACGGTCGTGTTGCCGCCTGCTTCGAACTGCGCGTAGGCGAAAGGCTCACCCTCGTCGTCCTCGAACGGGTAGACTTCCCGGATGTACTCAACATCCTTATTCAGCAGGAACTTCCAACCCTCGGTAACAGTCTTGATCGACAGGCTGGACGCGGCGAGGAAACCAGTCGGCAAAGTCAGGTATGGGTTGCCTTGGGTCATCGAACCCGTCTGGGCATCGCGGTACGCAGGAAGCTGCGTAACATACCAAATTTGCTCTTCGGCTAGACGTACGAATGTCGGGATCTCAGCGACGAAATCCGTTTCATCGTACGTCGTAAATTTTACGACGTCGTCGGTGAGTTCGACGAGGGTCGTCACTTCCGACCGCTATCCTTGCGCCCCGGATGGTAGTTCTCAGCTTCCGCGTAGGCTTTCTTCTCGGCCGGCGTGAGCGTCGAGGGCGCCAACTGCGGGCTGATGCAGTAGCGGTCGATGGGCTTGTCGGGAGCGGGGCGGCGAGCCGCGCCAAAACCTTTGGTCTGCATGGTCATTTGTTCGTCGGCCCCGCTGATCCAGGCTTGGGCGCGTTGGCGCCCTTTTCAAGTCGGCCAAGGCCGCCAGCGGCGCTGGCGGTCATCTTCTTGGGCACCGTGACTTTCTTCGTCGCTTTCATTCCGAAACTCCTGCCGTTCAGCATCTCATACTACGACAACGGTGATGTTGCCAACTTGGCATTGGATGTTGGTCAAAGGATTCCCCACGGGAAGCCACCCGAACAGGCCCGTAGAACCTGGAACACCAGTATCGGGACGCGGGTTGAGCAACGATTGCGGGTCGAAAATTTTTTCCCGGCCTAGCTGTAGTTGCGGCGAATCTACATCGTTGCAAACGTCGCAAACAAGAAGGCCCGTAGGCCGCTCATCGAAAATTTGTTCGTGAAGTTGGTTCAACTTGAACGCGAACCCGCACCGATCGCACAGCCCGAGTGCCCATGGCGGGCGTGTTACACTGGATGAGACGCCAGCCATTCACTTCGGCTCCCAGCGGATAAACACGAGGCCGCGGGCGCTCTTGATGCGTCCTGTAACCACCCTCGTCACTGCGGCTTGGCATAGCCCGTAAAATATTTCGGCTTCCCGCGAACTTTCGAACACCCGACCGTCGTTTACACACTGGACAGGCTTCCGGTTCTTGGCCTGCGCAACGCGCATATTGGCACGTGCCTCGTCGGTAACCGGCGGTCGAGCAAGATGTGTCGCGCGCATCTTCGCGCGCGTCTCGGCCGATGGCGTCACGCCTTTGTTGTGTGCTGGGCGGCCCTTCAATGCCGCGCTTTGCTTAGCGCGCGTCTCGTCAGTGATGACTTGCAGTGCCCGCGCTGCGCGTATTTTAGCGCGAGTCTCTTCGCTGTGGGTCTTACCAGTATTTATCGCGCTCATGTAAGCACGCTGTTCGGGCGTAAAAACTCTGGGTGTGTACACGCGCGGCTTTCGCGGACCGTACTTGGCCGCCCACGTAGCACGCATCTTCGCTTTGGTTTCCTCCGTAGCCTTTTTGCCGATGCGCGCTACGCGCATTTTTTCTAAGGTTTCCGCGCTTTTAGGGCGGCCTCGATTAGCGTCACCGATCTTCTTCCGTGACTCCATCGACACATGGTGCCCGTCGCCGCCGTGCGAGATGTTGTACTGGGGCTTCCAACCTAGAATAGCTTCACGTTCAAACATCTTGGCGAGATCTTCGTCGTCTTGAAAATCCTGGACGACCTCGAACACAAAATTCTCCGCGCCGTACTTGCGCATCGCCGCGTGAAAATGGTGCCCCCGACCTTGCCTCGCCATAGCGCGGTGTTTCTCTTCGCGCTGAGCCAAGCCCCGTGCCGAATACCCAAGATAAAAATGATTGTTCACAAGGTTCGTGGCCTTGTACACGATCACCATAGGTTCTGTTTCGACAGACTCGATCAATTGGTTCCGACACGATAACTGGACGATCTCGGGGTAATCGTGAGCACGGCTTTTTCCCTGTCTTCCGAGGCTGCCGCGGCCCAAGCTTCGTCATATTCAGCCTTCAAAGTCTGTACCAGATTCGGGTCGTCGCGTCGCTTCTTTTGCGCGATCATGTACGCCAGACCGGCAACAAAGACCGGCAGGAACCGGAAAGGAAAATCGCCAGTATTGGTGAATGCTCCGGCATCCTGAATACGACGCATAGCCCAATAAATTAACACATAGGGGCCATTGCTATCGGGTAGCGGCCAGACGTGCGCCGTAACGCCGTCAACCCCTCGGTTGTAATACACCTCTACTGGTCGGCCCGTAATGTTTGGGTTCGTGCGCGTAGCCTGCGTGCTGACGCTCACTCTGGTAACATTGAGACGAGAAATCTGTGGTGACGAACCGTACGGCGGCAACTGCACTACCTGTTCAAGCACATCCACCAAATCGGCCCCGAGCGAATACTCCGACACGCCGTACAAAAGCGGTTCAGCCCGCTCTTCGTACGTGAACATGTTTAGCCCCTTGTTGGCCCAGTCCAACATCATGAGGTTGATACTACGACGCGCAGTTCGCATGTCGTAACCGGACCGGCTCTCGAGCCCGCAACGCTCAAAAGCTTCCTCCACGGCGGTCACGAAATCGAGCTGAAAGTCGGTCGTTCCGGAGGTCGTCACGCCTTACCTCGCGCTGTAGTCGTTCTGCCGAACCGAGAACTGCAACTCCGCGCCCGACGAGTAGGAGTCCCAGCGCAGCCGCGCCGCGGTCGAGTAGTTGAGGCACGAGCCCGTCAGGTCGGCGGTCTTGTTCGCCTGCGTGACGCCCCACACCAGCGTCGAAGGATCCGTCGTGCCGGTGATCGGCATGTTGGTTTCCTCGATGTCGTACTGGCAGGTGCCCGTCAGCCCGCCGACCACGAAGGTCGCGGGATAGTCGTTGCGCCAGTTGAGCAGCAGTGTCGGACTGACGATCTGGCTGACCGTTCCGACGTTGACGTTCGACGCCACCTGCGCCGAAGCCGCGATACGGGTAATCGTCGACCAAAAGGTCGTCGACAAGACTTCCGTCGTGGTCACGCCGGTGATCGCCTCGGTGCGCGTGAGGCCGTCCTGGTCGGTGCCGTAGACGGTGAAGATCACTGACGAGACGTCACCCGCCGAGTCGATGAGGATGCGAACACCGCCAACGCCCGCCGAGTAGCCGGCGCTGGTCAGACTCCACACGCCGCCCGAAACCTGCGAGCCGTTGAGCACGAGGTTGGCGGCGCCGGCAGTGGTCTGCGCCTGCGCGATCCCGTTGGTCGAAGTGTTGGCCGGGTCCATGTCATACGCGAA